TCCTACTCCTGTAGCACCAACTCCTGTAAACCCTTGTAACCCAGACTGGAGTTTAATTCCTCAGTCACAATGTGCTGAATGTGGATTAGTATGGAGCCAAGAGTTTGGTGAATGTATTAGCGTATCACCTACCCCAGTTGCACCTACACCTGTAGCACCTACACCTGTTGCTCCAACACCAGTTGCTCCTACACCAGTAGCACCTGTTAATGTTTGTGCAGATCCTTCAATCCTTACACAAGGACAGTGCCAGGGCTGCGGATACTACTGGTCACCAACATTTGGAGAGTGTTCTTCAACTCCATGGAATACACCTACCCCAGTTGCTCCAACACCAGTTGCCCCTACACCTGTAGCACCAACACCAGTTGCTCCAACACCAGTTGCTCCAACACCAGTTGCTCCTACACCTGTAGCACCTACACCAGTAGCACCTGTTAACATTTGTGCAGATCCATCAATTCTTAATCAGTCACAATGCCAGAGTTGTGGATATTACTACAGCACAGAGTTTGGAGAGTGTTCATCAACTCCATGGAATACACCTACACCTGTAGCACCACCATTCTTCCCACCGTTCTTCCCACCGTTCTTCCCATTCTTCCCACCGTTCTTCCCACCATTCTTTGCACCTACACCAGTTGCACCTACACCAGTTGCACCTACACCAGTAGCACCAACCCCAGTAGCACCTACTCCTGTAGCGCCAACACCTGTCGCACCAACCCCAGTAGCACCTACTCCTGTAGCACCAACACCAACAGGAGGATGTACTGGATGTATCAGAAATTATTGCTATGAGCCTTGCCCATCATGTTGTAATGGCGATTGCGGATGCTAGTCTATAGTGTATAATAGAATAAAACAACTATAGAAGGAGATATAAATGTCAGAAGAACTAACTCCTTGGCAAAAATATAAACAAAATTTGGGAGAAACTAGGCCTTGGGACATTGTAAACCCCTCAACAGAGTGGGCTACTGCCGAGGTAGCAGAAGAAAGATACTCTATCTGTAAAGCATGTCCAGAACTAATTAAATTAACAAAACAATGCAAAAAGTGCGGATGTTTTATGATAGCCAAAACAAAACTACAAGTGGCAGTATGTCCATTAGGGAAGTGGTAACATGGAAAAGGTATTTTGGGAAAACGATAAAGGAATAATTTTTAATAAATATAGGGCTATAGAAAGAACCGAAATTGCACCAGGAATCATGGCTTATGAAAATGTAATTCCTGAAGATATTTTTAAAACTTTTGTTTTTGACCTTGAAGAAGGTATGTTGTCAGCAAAAATAGAATGGCAAGCAGCACGGGTAAAAACTGGAATCGGGGATGCTGTAGAGACAAATGTGAATACAGAGTCAAGAGACACACAAACCATCAGTATTCCATATTCAGAAACAGAAAAAGATGATTACTCAAGTGTAAGTTCAACATTCTATACCTCTATGGCTAATCTTTTTTTAGAAAACTTGGTTTCTATAGAAAACAATTATCAAAATAATTATGGAATATCCTGCTCCTGGCATGACTCTTATCAAATTTTAAAATATGGGGTAGGTCAAAAATTTACAAATCACATAGATGATCATCCAGATTACCATAGAAGAGTGTCAACTTTGTATTATCTTAACGATAACTATTCTGGAGGAGAATTAAATTTTCCAAGATTTAATCTTTCTTTTAAGCCTAAAGCAAATCAGATGATAGTTTTCCCATCAACTTATGTATACAACCATTCTGTGTCTCCAGTAACTGAGGGAGAAAGGTATGCAGTCGTTAGTTGGTTAAGATGATAGAGCCAATACTAGTAGATAGTTTGTTAAGCGATGAGGATTACTCAAGACTTTTACAATCTTTAGATAATCCTAAGAGTTTTGGCTTTGACCCTGGATTTAGCAGGTACTGTATTGGAGATGGTGGACTACCAATTTTAGGAGAGTTGGCAGACAAACTAACAGAAACTGCCAGAGAAATATTTAATAGTGAAACACTTCTTCCAACATATACCCTATTTGCACATTATGAGGGTCAAGATCCCGAACCAAGTCTTTATAAGCACAAAGATGATAATGCATGTACCTACACTCTAGATATGTGTGTTTATCAGAATGAGCCGTGGGACCTTTTTGTTGAGGACAAGGCATATACTCTTTATAAAAATCAGGCACTTGCGTACTACGGTAATGATCAAATGCACTGGCGTGAAAAATTTCCTAACCCAGAAACTAATCATGTTGCTATGATTTTCTTTCACTTTGCTGAGCCAGACCATTGGTGGTTTACCAAGGGAGTAGAATATCTTCAGGTGGTAAGAGGGCAAATAACAGAAGAGCAATGGGAACTTCAAAATGAAAACAAATAAGGGAAATGTAGTTGTTGTAAATAACTTCTTTAATCAAGACTACTCCTGGAACAATTTTATTAATTCTATTAATGATGCGTATGATCTAAGCAATCCAAAGAACGGAATAGTTTTTGGTAAAGAGGTTATCGGAAATATAAACTTTTTTCAGAAACTAACATTGACTCTAGAAAACATTAATGAGAAAAATTTTCCAGGGGTTGAAGATAAAGCAAACAAACTAACACAGTTACACCAAGAGTTATCAAAGCCTAGCAAATGCATTGGATATTTTGGGGCAGTAAGTTTTACAACTAAAGAGCCCACAACAAGTAAGCACAATGACCCCATAGATGTCATTTATGCTCAGTTTGTTGGCTCTGCCACATGGACAATATTTGATGAAGACGAGTCTGAGGTGCATACACTTAATCCAGGAGATGTTATTTATGTTCCAAAAACTGTTATGCATGAAGTAACATCTTTAACTCCAAGAGCAGCCATATCTTTTATGTTTGGAGATTTAGAGTGAAAAATGGAATAGTGGTTTCTATGGTTCTTGATGAAAAGATAAGCATTGAGCACAACCATATGTATAAGCAGTTGTCTCATTCACTAAATACTTTGAGAAAAATAAACAAAGACATAAGTGTAAAAATTTACTATTCTCATAAGCCTGGATTGCCAGATAGCCATTCTGTTTATTTTCCAGAAGATCCAAACACAGAGTTTATACATTTTGATAATATTATAAGTTTAGATTGGCACTCAGGATTTTGGAGTGCAGGAGTGGTTGAGCATAGGTGGGTTAATGCTTTTAGAGGCCTAGAAGATTTTGATTTTGATAATATTATTAATATGGACACAGATACTGAGTTTTTTAGAGATCCAGAAGAACTTTTTGAAAAATATGGAAATACAGAGTTTCTTTGGAGCAGAGAAGATACCTGTGATGACCTAACTAAAACATTAAAGATATACCCTGCTATAAATGATGGAATAACAGTTATTAGTAAAAATATTTTAAAGCACAAAAACATGTGTCTATCATCAATGAAACAATATATTAACTACACTTTAGAAAAATATAAAACACTTCTTTCTGAAAAAGACTACTATCAATTACCCTGGGTAATAATTCAATATTCGGTATTTGACTATTTTAGTTCAAGGAATCTTCATAGATACTTCGACAAAGATGATGTTTTAATGCATGTTGAAGACAAAAAAGACACACATGTTGTTCGTCATTATTTTTCTTCAAACTCCTCAAAGTTCCTTCCAGTATGGCTGGGAGGCACACAGTAAGTTTTAACATAAAAATACCCCCAAGGATTTCTCCAAGGGGGTATTCTTTTTTATGTATTACTTAGGAAATTTAGCCATCCAGTATTTGGTTCTTGGAGTGATGCCCTTCCATGAGGACCAATCATCTCCACCGTTTGTCATATAGTATGCAATCTCTGCATTCTTGACGGGATTGAATAACTCAGCATTTGAGTCAAGATCAAACTTGGTTCTACGATCAGGACCAAGAGCATCAATCATATTAATTTGGAACATACCATAAGACGAGTCGCCAGTCTTGTGATTGCCATTAAAGGCCAATGGTCGTCCATTAGATTCTTTCTTTGCTACTGCCCAAGCCACAACAAGGTCTTTGCCCTTGAAGCCTACTAGCGAAAGCAGTTCTTTTAGTTCTAAATCAGTCAGAGAAACCTTATTCTCAAAACTCTCTAACTTTTTTGCCTTAGAAACCAAAAAAACCTCTTTCGAGGTGGTTTCCGATGTCTGAGCCTGTTCAAGGCTAAGATTGTTCTTAGTATCAAGACCTGAATCAGCATTGGCTCCGTTCGACAAAACAGTTACTAATGCTACGATACTGAGTGTGCTAATGATCTCTTTGT